GTTTAACATTTACGGAGATTATTAATGAGTGATCATAGCCTTTTAGTTGAAAAATACCGACCATCAACTCTTGAAAACTACGTTGGGAACGAACATATCAAAAAATCTATCCAACAATATCTTGATCAAGGCGATATTCAAAACTTTATATTCCAGGGACCAGCAGGTACAGGTAAAACTACTTTAGCTAAACTTATTGTTAAAAATCTAGAATGTGATTATCTCTACATTAATGCCTCAGATGAAAGGGGTATTGAAACTATTAGGGATAAAGTATCGAGTTTTGCTTCTACTATGTCATTCAAACCACTTAAAGTGGTTATTTTAGATGAAGCAGATTTTTTAACCATCCAAGCCCAAGCATCTTTACGTAATGTGATCGAATCATTCTCACGCACAACACGTTTTATTATGACGTGTAACTTTGTAGAACGTATTATCGATCCACTTCAATCACGTTGTCAAGTACTTAAAATTGTACCTCCTTCTAAAGGTGAAGTAGCAGCCCATATTGCTGGGATTATGGGGAAAGAAGGTATTTCATTTGAACGTGAAGACTTAAAAACAATTGTAAACCAATACTACCCAGATTTACGTAAATGTCTTAATACAATTCAGTTATCAACTATAACTAATGAAGTAAAAGGGGAAACAGATAAACATCTCCAAATAGACAAATCAGTATTAGTTTCATCTAATTACATGACTCAAGTACTAAAAGAATTAAGTAATGCAAAACCAAAATGGCGTGAAATTCGCCAAATCATTGCTAACGCAAACATCAGCGATTTTGAAGAGTTTTACCGTTATCTTTATGATAACGCTAATGTATATGCAAGTGGTCGTGAAGGGATGGTTTCAATCTATGTCAATGAGTACAGTTATCAATCAAACTTCCGAATAGATAAAGAAATTAATGCAATGGCATTGATCGCAAAATTAATTGAATTAAAATAAATAAAATGGACCAAGGACAAATGCAAATGCCCAATATCGATTTGAGCAAAACAACCTCAATCGAAACATCATCAGGTAATAAAATCTGGCAACAAGGATTTATTCTAAGAAAAGTATCTAAATTTATTACAGGTACTACAGAAGATGGAATCATGCCCATCCCAGTATTTTTTGATCCTGAAACTGGTAAAGTACTTACCAATACACTCCCACCAGAACTACGTAAAGAGTTTGAAGGTGATAACGAAGAGTAAAAAAGTAGATAATATATGGGGGTGGTTAAATGAAATCACCCTCTATAAATCTTCTCCTGAAGAAATTTCACAAGAATCGTGGGATAAGTTTAATTCTTACATGATACATAGATATTTATCTATGGATATAGGTTATATTGATATTGTAAACTATGTTCAAAAGATAAATCCACAAAGTAAGAAACAAATTTATTCTATTTACCGAGAAATGATCCCTAAGAAGAAAGTCTACCTAAAGTACGTTAAAAACGAAAACAAAAAAAATTACAAAGAAGTTGCTGAATATGTTGCAGATTACCTAGAATGTAGCCTAGGAGAAGCTGATCAATATATACCCATCCTCCAAGACCACGGAATACGAAATATTTTATGGAAAATGGGAGTTGAGGAAAAAGAAACTGAAAAATTAATCAAAAAAATAGAATTATGAGTAGACTAAGAAACATGCTTCATACTTCAGCTACAGCTGATAGGGCAAAAGCATTACTTACTTTAGAGTTACTAGAAAACCACCCAGCAGGTATTGGTGATCACTCAACAGAGGATTTTTATAAAAACGCTGAAGAGGCACTTGCTATGTTAGCGGATGCTGATGAAAGATTAGAAACAATAGAAAAATATTTAGATCAAAAACAAGTTATATGATAGGATCAATTTTTACAACAATTATAGGTTTATTCGTTTTTACTGTTGTGGTAACTCCCATAGTTTTACTTACTATCTTAATTGTGAGAACATCAAAGAAACCCCCAGCAATTAATAAAGAACGCATTGATGCTTTAGAGCAAAATGATTCTATTATAGTTGAAGATATAAATACAGCTTTAGCTGAGTTAGTTACTCGCCTAACAGATTTAGAAGATAGGTTAGATAGAGATGAAGCAACTGTAAAAGGATTTGGAAGTAAAAAATAAAGTTATTATATTATAAGTTATGAGTGAAGACACAATCAAATATGGTCTACCAGCTACAGAAATACTTAAAAAAGAATATCCTACTATTTACGCTGGTTATATGGATATCGTGGAAGAGCAGTTGGAGTTATTCAGCAAAAAACATCTTGACTACGGGATGTCTAATATTAGTGCTGGTACTGGGCTTGGAAATGAAGAGGAGAGGAATTTTGCTCTCACAGGACTATGGTATAGAATAAATGATAAGGTTAACCGATGGAAAAACCTATTAATATCCGAACGTTCAGCAAATAATGAATCACTAACTGATACCTACCAAGATATTGTGAATTATGGTATTATCTCTCAATTAGTAGAGAAAGGTCAGTGGAAAAAATAAGTTTTGGCTAAAAAGAAAGCACCACAAATAGTTAGAGATATACAGAGAAATCCACCTGAACCGGTGAATTTTGCATTTGAAAAAAATATCTCATATTCCCAATTATCTATGTATACGCAATGTCCCAAAAAGTGGGCATTGCAGTACAGAGATGGACATAAAATAAGGGAACAAAGTATTCATATGACTTTTGGGACTGCATTACATGAGACATTACAAATGTATCTTGATGTTATGTATAACCAGAGTGCAGTGAAAGCTGATGAACTGGACTTAGAAGATGATTTTGAAACTAGATTAAGAGATTGCTATGCAGAAGCTTATAAACAAAATAAAGGAGAACATTTTACTGACCCCCAAACACTTCGAGAATTCTATTCCGACGGTGTTGAAATTATAAATTACCTTAGAAAAAATAGACGTAAGTATTTTTCTAAACGTGGTTGGTGGTTAGTAGGTTGTGAGGTACCCATTGTATTGGCGCCTAATCCGCGTTTACCTCGTGTTAAATACATGGGGTTTTTGGATGTGGTCATGTATAATGAAAACACAAACAAATTCATTATAATCGATATAAAAACATCTACACGAGGTTGGAATGAAAAAGCAAAGAAAGATAAATCAAAACAACATCAGTTAGTGTTGTATAAAAAATTCTTTGCCCAACAGTATAACGTCCCAATAGATGATATTGATATCGAATTCTTTATTGTAAAGCGTAAA